CGTCTGTGGTGTATGATGACGGCACGAACGTCGGGATTGGTACGAGTTCGCCGGGTGCAAGGTTGGATGTCGCAACAACGTCTGGTGATTGCATTATCCGCGTAGGAAACGGCACATCTCAAGCCCGTTTCGCAGTTGATAACGATGGCCCATATATTTATCCACTTACTTCAGGCGACTCCTCACTGCGGGTTTTTACCCCGACTGGTTCAGAAGCCATGCGCATCGACCCCAGCGGCTTCGTCGGCATTGGTACGAGTTCGCCAGCGGCGGGGCTTCAAGTGGCAAACGGAAATGTTCGTCTTACCAATGGGGCGGGCTTCACTACGGCTAACAGCCTAATCCGCGAAATCAACTCGGCTTCTGGTTCCGGCAATCAGTTTGTGACAAGCGCCATCGGGTTTAATATTGGCGACTTCTCTAATGCCGGTTTTCTGACCTTCAGCACCGCGAACTATGCATCCACACCCACTGAACGTATGCGCATTACCCAAACAGGCCAAGTCGGCATCGGTACAGCCTCGCCGGAAGCGCACCTCACGGTAAGCGGCACTGCAAACGCCGTAGACGGGGCGATAATCTCAATTTATGAGACATCAACCGGTAACGATGCTCGTTTGCGTATCGTACGAGATGCGGGCGCAGCGTACTATGACGCCACCTACGCCTCAGGAAGTAACCAGCACATCTGGAAGATAGGCGGCACGGAGCGTATGCGCCTCGACGCCAGCGGCAACGTCGGCCTTGGGGTAACGCCAAGTGCTTGGTCGACTTACAGGGTTCTGCAAATTGGCGGCGATAGTGCTGTTTATGCTTTAGGCAGCAACGAAATTGGCACAGTTCAAAACGCTTACTACAATAGCGGATGGAAATACGGCGCTACTGGAATAGCCGCGTCTTGGAATTACCAGTATCAGGGCGGCACTTACTGGCAAACAGCCCCATCCGGTACAGCAGGCGCAGCTATTGGCTTCACGCAAGCTATGACGCTGGACGCCAGCGGCAACTTGCTGGTGGGGACGACGAGCAATTATGGAGGCCGTCGTCTTGATCTTCGTGGCGGCAACGCTGGCTATATTTCTAGCTTCACAAACTCAGACGCTTCACCATCTGGAATTCAAGCTTATTATTCTGGAGCAACTCCAAACGGAACTGGTAATTATTTCCTACATTGCAGCGACGCGACCGCTGAACGCATGTATGTTCGCTCTAATGGTGGTATTTCAAACTATCAGGCAAACGATACAAACTTGTCCGATGAACGCCTGAAAACTGATATTCAAGATGCAGGATCGTATCTTGAAAAAATCTGCTCTATCCCAGTCAAAACTTTCTTGTATTCAGATCAGACAGATGATGAGCGTAATCTCGGTGTTATCGCGCAAGATGTTGACGCAGTTGCGCCAGAATTGGTGGACCATGATGGATTTGGTGAGGCTCCAGAAGGTGAACCGCCATATCTTGCGATCTACCAGACTGATCTTCAATACGCTCTGATGAAATGTATTCAGGAACAGCAGATGCTTATCAATGATTTGACCGCCCGCGTGGCTCAACTAGAAGGAAACTAAGACATGGCTATTACTAACACTTGGGCCGTCGTACAGATGGATTGCTACCCAGAACTGGACGGCGATACCGACGTAGTATTCACCGTACATTGGACCCTTAATGGAACAGACGGCACATACGCAGGTAGCGTATACGGCTCGGTCGGCGTCAGCCTCGATGAAGGTGCGACGTTCACACCTTACGCAGACCTCACTCAAGCGCAGGTTATTGGCTGGGTACAAGATGCACTTGGCGAAGAGCAAGTAGACGCCTACGAAGCAAACGTGGCTGAGCAGATCGCCAACCAGATCAACCCACCCGTCGTAAGCCCTGCGCTTCCTTGGGGTGCATAATGGAAATCGAACTTAAACTTACCGTCGATGAGATCAACGCCGTCCTTCAGACGCTGGGCAATCTGCCCACGTCGAGCGGCGCGTTCCCTCTTCTCATGAAGATCAAAGAACAAGCGGAGGGCCAACTTCCGCAAGAACAGACTGTAGAATAGGTCTTAGTCGATGGACATGAACTTCGGCATTGATACGCTCCTAACACTGGTTGCGGGCGTCTTCGCCATCATCGGTGTGTGGACGCAGCTAAGCAATCGTCTCGCCATCCTTGAAACGAAACTTGAGTTTGGTGACGAGAAGTTCAACAGCATCGACAAGAAGTTCGATGAAGTCATGATGCACCTACGCCGGATTGAGGACAAGTTGGACAATAAGGCAGATCGGTAATGGCTTTTAAACTAGGCCCACGTTCCTTGCTAAACCTTCGCGGCGTGCACCCTGATTTGGTGCGCGTCGTTAAGCGCGCTATCAGCATTTCCGATATTGACTTCACTGTCATCGAGGGGCTGCGGACAGTACCACGCCAGAAGGAACTGTTCGCCAAAGGCGCGACCAAGACAATGCGCTCACGCCACATTCACGGCTTCGCGGTTGACATCGCGCCGTATGTAGCTGGCAGCATCCGTTGGGATTGGCCGCTGTTCGACAAAATCGAAGAGGCCATGAAGAAGGCAGCCAAGCTAGAGAATGTACAAATCACTTGGGGCGGAGACTGGAAATCCTTTAAGGATGGCCCGCATTGGGAACTTCCTCACGCTAAGTATCCTGACCCGAAATGACGCTTAAAGAACTCGAAGCCGCCCTACTTGAGCGTGTCCGCGTTTGGTGGAGGCCAGTAACGTGCGTTGGGATTGCCGTCGGCGTTATCGTTAACGCTGTCGTGCTGCCTATGATTACAAAGGCCCCCATATCGCTGACTGATTTGGCGGCGACGATTGCGGCTTGTGCGACTATATTTGCGGTGAGAGAATGGGGCAAAATAAATGGTGCGGATTAATCCATTCATGGGTTATGTGGCGGCAGGCGCTCTTGCTATTGGCCTCACCGCCGGATGGAAGATCAAAGACTGGCAGTGCGATGCCGCTTATTCCAAAGCATTGGAAAAGGCTCAGAAGCAACGCCAGCAAATGCAAGGAAAGATAGATGCGGTTTCTACGCTTTACCAAGCCGAACGAGATAAAGCCGATGTCGTGGTCGCCGGAGAGCGAGAAACAATCCGCGAGATATACAAGACTTTGCCTGCTGTTCCTGATAGTTGTGTTCCTGATGTTCGCATTGTCCGGCTGCTCGAAGGCGGTGTCAGTCGCGCCAATGCCGCAGCCGCCAGCGAACCTAGCGAGTAACTGCCAACCGCTTCCCTCGCCGCCAGCTACGCTTATTGATCCTGAGCGCGCTATCTGGGAAGTAGATATAATAGCTAAATATGGTGATTGCGCGTTGCGTCACCGCCGAACAATAGAAGCGTGGGAAGAGGCTGTAAAAATCCCCAAGAAGTGATATAAGAACTCTAGTCTTTACGCACAGGTAATTAAATGGCGCTTATTCCTATCAGTATCCCGCCGGGTGTATACCGCAACGGAACCGAACTCGACAGTTCCGGCCGGTGGTATGACGTGAACCTTGTGCGCTGGGTTGAGGGGATGATGCGTCCCGTTGGCGGGTGGCAGGAACGAACCACCACCGCTCTTACCGGCAAAGCCCGTGGCATGATTTCGTGGCGTTCTAACAACAGCACCCGTTACATCAGTGTCGGCACGCATTCCAAACTCTACGCCATAACACAGTCTAGTGTGATCGTGGACATTACGCCCACTGGTTTTACGCCCGGCAACCCGAATGCGACTGTCGGTGGTGGTTACGGCGTTGGCTTCTACGGCGCTAGTTATTACGGTACTCCGCGCCCGGACGTTGGCTCCGTAACTCCTGCGACCACATGGACACTTGATAACTGGGGTGAGTATCTTGTTGGCTGCTCAAACTTTGACGGCAAGATTTATGAGTGGCAGTTGGATACCACAACGCCGACTGTTGCTGCTGTCGTAACGAACGCGCCGACATCTAACACGGGCGTTCTCGTCACGAACGAACGCTCGATGTTTGCGCTTGGTGCGTCTGGCAACCCGCGCAAGATTGCATGGTCTGATCTCGAAGATAACACCGTCTGGACGCCTGCGTCCACGAACCTTGCTGGTAGCCTAGAGCTACAGACGGGCGGCAAGATTATCGCCGCCAAGCGCGTTCGCGGTCAAGTTCTTGTTCTCACGGACATTGACGCGCACATCGTTTCTTACGTCGGCCAGCCATTCGTTTACACGGCTGAGTTTGCAGGTCGTGCTTGCGGTCTTGCCGGGCCGAACGCTATTGCTGTTCAGGATAACTTCGCGGTCTGGATGGGTTCGCGTGGCTTCTATATGTACGACGGCTACATCAAATCTGTGCCGTGCGAAGTGTCGGACTATGTGTTCTCCGACATCAACCAAGCGCAGATCAGCAAAGCGTATGCGGTAAACAACTCGCAGTTTGACGAGGTGTGGTTCTTCTATCCGTCCGCAGCAAGCCAAGAGAATAACCGCTATGTGATTTGGAACTATGTCCAGAACAACTGGTCCATCGGCCAGCTTGGACGCTCAGCCGGTATTGATCGCGGCGTGTTCGCTAATCCCCTTATGGTGACGGACGACGGCTTCATCTATGACCACGAGATTGGGATGAACCACGGATCGGAAACTGTGTTCGCCGAGACAGGGCCAGTTCAGATTGGACAAGGCGATAACATCTTGTATATTAATGAGATGATACCGGACGAACGCAATCAGGGCGAAGTCACCGCGACCTTCTCTTCTCGCTACTACCCGAATGGCGAGGAGCAAACCTTTGGTCCGTACAGCTTGACGAACCCGACATCTGTCCGCTTCAACGGCCGACAAATTCAGATGAGGGTGACAGCCGTTAGCAACACTGATTGGCGGATCGGGACGCAGCGCCTTAACGCAATACCGGGCGGTCGTCGATGAAGCTAAAACTCCCAACTCCTCCTGCGCAATATGATCCTCTCTATGAGGCGCAGCGCAACCGCCTAATTGAGCAGGCGATGAATATGAAGTATACAATAGGCGAAGATGTGTTTATCCATCCGCCAGCTAGATTGATTATGGTTGATGAAGACGGGCATCATGTTGAGATTTATGTAAGTCACTCTGAACAAGTACGCGCACGGCATGTCTAATGGGCTGTCAATCCGTTTATTTTTGTGTTAATAACGAAGGATTAGGCGGTTAGGCCGCTTGGGGAATATAATGGCGACAACTACCACAACTGCACAGGCACTCAATCCTTTCATTCAGGATATTCTGGCGCGTAACTATGGCGCCGCACAGCAAGTCGCGGCTATTCCTTATCAGGCTTATCAAGGTCCGCGTGTTGCAGGCTTCCGCCCCGCTGAAGAGCAGGCGTTCGGTGTTGCCACCCGCGCTGCTACTGAGCAAGTCGGGATGCCGCAACTTCAGCAGGCCACCCAAGTTGCTCAGCGTGCAGCCGGATATTCGCCGCAGCAGTTTCAGCAAGATGTCTCCGGCTTCATGTCGCCGTTCCAGACCAACGTCATCGACGCCACGATGGCCCGCTTGGCACAGAACCGCGCTGAACGTGACGCAGCAACGAAGGCTCAGCTTGCGTCATCGCGGGCATTCGGCAACGAACGCCGTGGCGTATACGAAGCACAGCTTGCTGGTGAAGAAGATTTGAATACGGCTCAGACGCTGGCGAACCTGTATAATCAGGGATACACGCAAGCCGCTGGGTTTGCACAGGGTCTGCCGGGTCAGCAGCTTGCGGGTGCACAAGCCTTGTCCGGCTTCG